CGACGAGCTCGACTGCACCTGCGGCCCACGCGTCGAGTGGCACGACCCCGACTCGGGCGAGCCGTTCGACATGCCGATGGTGTCCCACTCCGCGCTCGACGGCCGCGACTAGGCCACCGGCGGGTCCGACTTGCGCAGCAGCGCCAGCACGGCCAGCAGACCGAGCACCGCAGCGGCGAGCAGCAGCAGCGCCCCCACGATTGAAACCTCCGGGGGGAGGGTCGACGCGCCCAGCGCCATCAGCCCCCACCCGACGACGACCATCACGATCGCGGCCACCCCGCGCTTCCTCGCGGACTCGACGTTCTCTGCCCTGGTGCCCACGGTCTCTCCGGACGTTGCTGGCAGGCCAGCATGCCAGAAGGTGTCACACCCCGCGGGGGGGCTGGAAAAAAAAGATGCCCCACTCCCGTCGCCCCTGCCCCGCCCCCGGCTGCCCCGAGCTGGTCGTACGCGGCCAAGGACGCTGCGAAGAGCACGCCGCGCTCGCTGAACACCACCGGGGGTCTGCTTCAGACCGGGGGTACGGGGGCAGGGGGCACGCACGGTTCCGCGACGAGGTACTCGCCCGCGAGCCGTGGTGCCGCCTGTGCCTGAAGCAGCCTTCGGTCCACGCAGACCACTGGCCCACCTCGCGGCGGGACCTGGTGGCGTCCGGGCAGGACCCTGACGACCCGAAGCACGGCCGCGGACTTTGCGGCCGGTGCCACTCCCGGGCCACCGCACGACTCCAGCCAGGCGGTTGGAACACGACAGCCTGAGATGCCACCTGATGGGGTGGGGGTGACCCCCCGCCGGGTGGCCTCCACGGCCGCCGGGGAGGCTTGCGCGTCGGAGCGGAGGTTGAACAGAAAGCGCGTAGCGCTCGCGCTGCAGCGAGGAAGGCGTCGTCGTGGCCAAGCCCGGTCCTGCACGTCGTCCTGCGCTGCAGGTGGTCCGCGAGGGCAACCCGGGCAAGCGTCGCCAGGACGAGCTCGAGGGCGGCGTCCGGCTGAAGCCGTCGGCGCCCGAGGAGCCGCGGTGGCAGGACACCTGGCCTCCGGTTCGGGTGCCCACGAAGGGGCAGCTCGAGGAGCGGTTCTCGTGGGACTACGTCGAGGGCTCGCTGGTCCACATCGAGGACGACGACAAGCGGGCCCGGCTCACCGCGGTGCGCCGCGCGTGGATGATCACCAACGAACTGGACGTCAAGACCCGGGAGCGGAAGGTCAACCAGCGGTGCCGTGACGTGGCCCGTGGCGAGTGGCGGCAGATCGTGCCGGTGCTGGACGCCCAGGGGCTGCTGGCCACGGTCGACCGGGTCGCGCTGGTCGACCACTGCATCGTCGTCGCGCACCTCGACCAGGCGAACCGTGACATCGCCGCCCGCGGCATGTGGGTCCAGGGGGAACGCGGAGCGGTGAAGAACCCGTCGTTGACCGCCGCGAACCAGCTCCGCCAGCAGCTGAAGTTCTACCTGGGCGAGTTCGGGCTGACCCCTGTCGCACGCGACGGGCTGAACCCGGGGGCGACCCATGACGAGGACGACCCCTTCGACTGACCTGCCCGTCCCCGAGGACGCGCTGTACGAGCTCGGGCTGACCGACGACGACATCGCACTGGCGCGCGAGTCCGCCCCGCTGGTGTGCGCGAACCAGCTCAGTGAGGCGCCCGGCGCCCGGTTCGACGTCGCCCGGGTCCAGAAGGTCCTGTCGGCGCTCGGGGTGTTCAAGCACACCAAGGGCCGCTGGGCGGGCCGCCGTCTGCGGCTCGGTGAGGGGCTGGACGCCTGGCAGGTCGTGTGGATCCTGGCGCCGGTGTTCGGGTGGGTCCGGTTCGACCCCGAGGCGCAGCGCGACGTGCGGGTGGCGACGACCGCGTGGGTCGAGGTCCCGAGGAAGAACGGCAAGTCGACGATCTCGTCGGCGATCGCGAACGTGCTGCTGCTCGCCGACGGTGAGCCCGGCGCCGAGGTGTACGCCGCTGCCGGGTCGAAGCCCCAGGCGGGTCGGGTGTACGAGGACGCGAAGCGGATGGCGCTGACCGCTAGCGCCGCGCGACGTCGTGTGGAGCCGCTCGCGGACGTGATGCGGGTCCCGTCGACCGGGTCGTTCCTGCGGGTGCTGTCCCGCATCGCTGAGACCGCCCACGGCCTGAACGTCCACGGTGGTGTGATCGACGAGGTCCACACGCTGCGGCTGCGCCGCAAGCTCGTCGAGGCCATCGAGACGGGCACAGGTGCCCGTGATCAGCCGCTGATCGTGTTCATCACCACGGCCGACGAGGCCGAGGACGGCACGATCTACGACGAGAAGCACGGCTTCGTCGTGAAGATCGCGAACCGCACGGTGACGGGCGAGGCTGCCTGGTCGACGTTCGGGGTGATCTGGGCGGCTGAGGACGGCGACGACGTGCTGGACGAGGCGACGTGGTTGAAGGCCAACCCGGGACTGCGTGCCGGTTCGTCTCCGACGATGGCGTACATGCGCAAGGAGGCCGCGAAGGCCGACGCGACGCCGTCGTACCGGCCGACGTTCTCGCAGCTGCACCTGAACCTGCGGTCCAGGTCGACGACCCGGTGGCTGGACCTGGCGACGTGGGACCGCAACGCGGGCCTGATCGACGAGTCGAAGCTGAAGCGCCGTCAGGCGTGGGTCGGGCTGGACCTCGCGGCGGTGTCGGACTTCTCGGCGGCGTGGGTCGGGGTCGACTCGCCGCAGCCGGGCAAGCAGCTGGAGTGGCTGTGGCGGTTCTGGATCCCTGAGGAACGCATCGAGGTGCTGTCGCGGCAGCTGCAGATCCCGTTGCGGCGGTGGGTCGACGACGGCTGGGTGACCGCCACTGAGGGCGATGTCGTGGACTACGGGGTGGTCGAGGAGCAGCTGGTCGCGGACTGCAAGACGTTCGACGTGCAGCGGCTGTCGTACGACCGGATGTTCGCCGGGCAGCTGATGCAGAACGTCGAGCAGCGTGCGGGTGTGGACGTGGTGCCGGTGAACCAGACCTACATGGGGCTGTCGCCGGCGTGCAAGGAGATCGAGCGGGGCCTGAAGTCGGGCGACTGGGTGCATGGAGGCAACCCGGTGGCGCGGTGGATGGCGTCGGTCGTGGAGGTCCGCAGGGACCAGAACGACAACGTGAAGCCGGTCAAGCCTGACCGTGAGAAGTCCGCCACCCGGATCGACGGGATCCAGGCACTCGCCACCGGGATGGACGGCTGGGTGCGTCGGCCAGTGAAGCGCCGCTACGGCGCGTACACCGCGAGCTAGGAGGCCCGACGTGCTCACGCCCACCGAGGCCGTCCGACAGCTCGAGCTGCTCTCTGCTGAGCTGCGGTCCCGCCAGTCGGAGATCGAGCTGCACGACCGCTACTACGCGGGGCACCACCGTCTGCGGTTCGCGTCGGACGAGTTCGCCCGCCACTTCGAGCAGCGGTACAGCGAGTTCTCCGACAACTGGGTCCAGGTCGTCGCGGACGCTCCGACGGAGCGTCTGGAGATCACCGGGTTCCGGCCTGACGGGATGACCGACGCGAACGACGAGCTGTGGAAGGTCTGGCAGCTCAACGACGCTGACGGGTTCTCCGACCAGGCGATGCTCGAGGCGATCCTGCACCGTCGGGCGTTCTCGCTGACGTGGGGCAACCCGTCCGACGAGGACGTCCCGGACGTCACGTTCGAGCATCCGTCGCAGGCCATCGTCGGGTACGACCCGGGGACGCGCCGGGCCCGCGCGGGCCTGAAGCTGTGGATCGACGACCCGTTCGACTTCGCGACGCTCTACACGCCCGACGCGGTGTGGAAGTTCCAGCGTCGCACCGTCCAGCCCGAGGAGCACCGGGTCCACCTCCCGCCCGGGGTGAGGCACTCCCCCGCGGTGATCGCCGACGGGTGGGAGCCCCGCGAGATCGTCGGTGAGCCGTGGCCGCTGCCCAACCCGATGGGTGTCGTGCCGCTGGTGGAGTGGGAGAACCGGCCGCGGCTGGCCCACGACCCCATGTCGGACGTGGCCGGCGCCATCGCGATGCAGGACGCCATCAACCTGCTGTGGGCCTACCTGTTCAACACCGCCGACTTCGCGTCGTTCCCGCAGCGTCTGGTGATGGGGCAGGAGAAGCCGACCGTTCCGGTCCTCGACGACCAGGGTGTGGAGATCGGCCGGAAGGCTGTGGACCTGGC